GAAGAAGTGGATGTACTTGACTTACATGGTACGCAGACCAATCAACTTCACGATAGACTCTGGATAGGTAATCACCGGAGCATATCTCGCAGTGATGACGATATCGATGCTATCGAAGATTGGTTGTGGCCACACATCGACGGCGATAGGTCTCTTAGTTACAAAGTAACCGAGAGGCGCATAAGCCGCTGAGAAGTTAGCACCTGCCGAAGCCATGACATAGGCTCTGCCTGCTGGAACGTTCGGAGTGACAATCTGCCTCAGCCCGTATAGCTGAGGTGGGTTGGCAATCGTACCTGTTCCCTGCTGGCTCACCGGAAGCCCATAGAGCAAGAAGGACGCAAAGTACGGGTTACTTGCGAGGTCTTGATGCTGTATCGGGTTCATGACCATGACATCTGGTTCGAGTGCGTTGTTCTGGATGAGCTGCTTTGACTGTGTGATGTCGTTAACACCGATTGCTCCAGCTTGTGTGATATACTGATTGGTCCCTCCCTGTATAGATATCGTCTCGCCAGTTGCGGAGATAGTCTGTGCAGTGAGAGCACTCAGGTTGAATGATGCTTCAACGTCTTGGTCGATAGACATCACAGTACGCCTTGCGGCTCTGCGAAGCTGGTCCTCAACGATATTCACAATCTGGTCCTCGATTAGTTCACGGGTCACACGGACACGCATACCCACCTTATATGGGGTCACAGTGATGACATCATATGGTGTAAAGTCCATCGGGATTTCAGTTCCCTCAGCGGTCTTTCCGATGATAGCAGTGGTCCTCTGTCCCTTCTGCTTCGGAATGGCTGCCGTAGAACCTGCCCTGATATAGAAGTCCTGTAGCAGTGGCTTAAGTGCCAACGCAGGCATCGTAAGCTCTACTATCCTCTGTGCGAGGGCTGGATAAAGAACTGCTCCAACGGTGGAGACTGGTAGTTCCTCTCTTGTCAGTGCCATACTATATCATTAGATAGACATTATCTGTATGATGGTTCCCTGTGTAGTTGAAGAATTGAGAGCGATGAATCGGTAGCTCGTAGGTAGTTGGCCAGCAGACAATCCAGTAGATGCGATAACTCGTCCCGCTGTGTTGTTAGACGCAACGATATAGTTACCACCTGTGACCGACGCATCTATCACTGCATCCATTATACCTCTACATTGGACGTTGATAGGCTGTGCGAGCACTCCTGCTGTGATTGCCACTCCAAGAATAGTCTGTGTAGATGCTGAAGTCGCTGAAACGGTATAGTCGGCTGAGAGGTAAACGGCATTACCGATTGAGATAGTGCCTGAAGTCTTGAACGCAACCATGAAGTTATCCTCCCTTGCGGGGGTTCCTTCATAAAATTGTGGTAGTGCAGACATCTATTTAACCTGTAAGAGTACCGTTTTCCCTGAATTTCTTCGTGGCTTTCATGATTTCAGTCCAATAGTTTGGTATTGGCTGCTCCTGAGCGCCAGTGAGGTCGGGTCGAACAGTTGCTTCCTCCTTGATAGAACCAACTGCTGCTTTTCCAGCCGCTGCCTCCATCTTAGGGGTCACACCCTTCTCCTCCCTCATCTTCTTAGCCTCCTCTACTCGCTTCTTGACATCAGCAATCTTACCTTTGAGGTCTTCAAGCTTCTTCTTAGCCTCCTCCTTCTTCCTCATCTCCTCCTCGTCCTCAGAAGCCTTCATCCTAGCTATCATCCTTGCCTGAGCAAGTCTCTTAGCCTTGATACGGTTCCTGATTTCTGAGAGGCGAGCCTGTCGAGCCTCCTCATCCTTCCCTCTCTTCTTCACATCGCTGGCAACTGTACCGACCTCTGGGGGCTTTCCAGATGCCATCGATTCTGTTTCATTGTCAAGTAAATCCTCCTCTTCCTTAAGTTTAGCTTCCTCATCGTCGGAGTCACTCTCCTTCTGAACCCTCATATCCTCCAGCTTCTTTGAAAGCTTGGATTTAGTATCAGACTCCTGCTTCATACGAGCCTCCTTCTCTTCCAACGCAAGCTTATAGCTTTTCGTTGAAACATCAAGAAGCTGCTGGATAACAGATGTCAGCGCACCTTCTGCGCTATCATATGAGAGTGCTTTAGGACCAGTGATTTCCCCCGATGGGGCTGCTGTAGAAGAACTCATTTATTTTTCTTGTGGGAAATTTACATCATCCACTAATTCTGCATTTCTGGACAAAACTAGC